CAATTCTACTATTATTATTATAACACAAATTTTGACTTTTCAAGGTGTAATATAGATACAACGAAAAAGAGACACATTTAAGCGTCTCTTTTAACTATCATATTTATCCAATAACTTGAACCTGAGCTGTTCCTGTCCCCCATGATGGTACCTGACTATTTGGGATAGCAATATCTAATTGGTTAGGGTTGCTACTTGCAAATGCCCCTGTATCATTTACAGTTCTTGTCATGACTTGACCATCTTGTAAAGTGATTCTTAAAACAGTACCTTTAGGGTATACTGACAGATTAGCGGCAACACCAGAGTAAATTCCACCGGGCATAGTACTTGCGCCTAAAACAGCAGGATCATAAAATGTAACTTTAACTGTGGAACCAGAAGTAGCCTGAGCATTAGCAGTATATGCCGAGCTTTGCTTGCTTTCTTGCTGCTGGCTAGCACTAGGCTGCGTTACATTCTGTACCTGTGGTTGACTAGTAGAAGCTGAAGTGGCTACGCTTGCTGTTGGTTGCTGACTACTAGCTACTTGACTAACCTGCTGTGGTGATTCTTTAGGCGCTTCTTTAGGCTCTGCATAGTCTTCTGGGTGAAGACTCTTGTTAGACTCTCCTACAGTAAACTTAATAACCTTAATATTAGGCTTATTCTTAATAGATTGATACTTAGCTATAGACTTTACATAATCTTTAGTACTATTAACCTTGCTTTTAATATCATAATTGCTACTTGCATGAACATTATTACTACTATAAAGTGTAGTAGAAGCAAACAGTAACATAATTGGTAGTATCATATACTTATTATTTTTCATGTAATACTTCCTTTCATTACCAATATAGGAAATATTAACACAAAAATGTATCACTACCATGTCCTAAGGATTACAAATTAATCTAATTATGTAATAATGTAACCTATTTGTAATACTACAGAAGATCTTTTGCCAAGTTTGCAATTACACTATCAGATACAAGAGACTTATTACTTGCAATTTCTTGCTTAATCTCGTCATAGTCCCTATCATCAAAGGTTACTTTGACTACCTCATAGGGTCTAAAGTCACTTACATCATTACCCTTACCTAAAAGTCTAAAATCAATATCCATTAAAACAAGCTTTTTACTTTGTAAAAGGCCAATAAGTCGCTTGAACATAAATGTCTCATATTCATAGTCTGGTCGGTATTCTTCAATAGAGTGGTCATAAAATACAGCAGGTGTAGGAAACTCTATAACATGTTCTGATCCTCTATTATATTTAGAAGATACCTCTGCATCCTCACCCATTACCTTAATAAAATTCTTTATAAGCTTATCATATACAGGAAGGTTGCCAGTAAACCCGTCAAGCCAACTTTCCAACTTTTTTGTATAACTGCTATTACTTTTCATCTTTGTCACCATACTCTGGTAATAGTAAACTAAACCGGATACTAAGCACTGCTGGCTCTGCCGGATTAGAGTTAGCTTTCTCAATATATGCCTGCACAAAGGACTTGTTAACTTTTGCATCTCCAAGATCAAAAGCATTTCCCTTACCAATAAGTTCACCAACGCGTTTACTTACATCATCTTTATTAATTAAAGCCTGACTAAGAATTTCATATACAGATTCAACTTTATCATTAGTTAAGTTTGCACTGAAAACAGTCCCCATTGGCTCATCAGGATTAACGCTGTCAACTACCTTATCCTTCATTGCATCATTTACTGAAAAGTCATGATTTTCCCAAAGGTCCTTTACAATATCTACAATCTTCTCTGCTGACTCTTCAACTAATTGCTTCTTTTCCTTATCTGAAACTCTTAAAAATTCACTTGCTGTTTTTGCCACTTTTACTTTCACGTCCTTGATTAAATTTATCCTTCAATTCTTCTATGGCTCTTGCTGCATTAACTATCTGTTTTGACTTTTCAGCTTTTTTGTAATGTTTGTAGTAACTATATGATGCATAAATAGCATATAGTAAAACTACCATTAACACTATCTCTAATGCTTCCATACGCGCTCACCAAAAACCTTTTCCATGCTTGCTAAAGGAATTTGATAAACACCCTTCAATTTCTTTATACTATAGAAATCCCTTAAAAGCTCTAGCATATCTATCTCTGCTTGGTTCTTCGCTTTAAAATAAAAACCAAAGTCATTTTTATAAGCTATATCAATCGTTGTACAAATAGCTGAGTACAAATAATTGTAATAGCTTTCCTTTGTATATGATCCTACAAAGCTAACTGTCAAAGAATCTCCAAGTTTACCAACTCCAGAAGTAGCAACTACTTGCCCCCCTGAAACGAAGAAAAGATAGTCATATGACTTCTTGTATTTCCTCTCTTGATACCAACCGGATCTGGGGATAGCTTTAAGAACATTAGTGGGAAGGGGATTACCAAGTTCCTTACTTGCTATATACACCCCATCCTCTATGCCACTATCAGCCTCATCGTTGTTACCTTTACTAGTATTCTTAGCCTCAGGTGCCCCACTTTGCTTACTTGGATCTTGATAAAAAGACATCTGGGTTGGCTTGCCTCTACGAATAACAGTCTTCTGAACTAACTGCAACTTACTAGTATCCTTTTTCTTGGACATGGACTTTTCAGCCATCTGTACCGTTGGCCCTAAATCAATTAATTCTTTATAGTTTTTGACGCCATATAAGGCTATTAAATCTTTATACTTTCTATTTTGATCTTCGTCATAGGTGTCTTTTTCGCTCAATTGCATTCACCTCTTACCTACATTATATCACACTATTTAAATATACTTGTCTTACTTATTGAGTATGTTGCCTTATAACAGTATATAATGTTTCCATCAATAGAAAAAACCTGACTATTATTAATGTCACAGTAATAAGCTTTTATATTGTTACCGTATAAAGCAACTATTGGAACACCGTCATATGTTTTAACCATTAGTATACTAGAAGTATACGAGTAGGCACCTTTTATTTTGCTTGCTGCGTACTCCATATAGTTGTTTCTTACCTCGCTAAGGTCTATAACATTATGCATTGAACTTGGGTATGCAAGAATAGTCGAACCAGAAATGCTAATGTCTCCCCTATAAGTATATATATTAACCGTGTCCACGTTTGCTTTCTTACCACCAGAAAGGTTCCCGATAGAAGATACACCAAGGTTTAACCCTAGAGAGCTAAATTTAGAAAGGGTTTTAGCGCTTCTATCATAAGTATTTACAGAATACCTCTCATTTGTTGTATCTTTAGAAAGCTTACTTATTGTATATACATCTATTGGATTCACATAATGCTGATGCTCCCAATAAGCAAATACAAATAGCAATATAAAAAACAGGGAAACACCAACAATGTGCTTCCCCATATATCGCTTAACCCTCAATAGAAAATCTCCGACTTGTGTTAAAATAGTTGTCAAGTTTAATTCTCACCTGCTTAAGCTGAACTTCCTGATCACCAGTTAAGGGGTCTGTTGAGTCTACTAATTCGTAAAAAGTATCAATATTTGTCTTAATATCATCTGGTACATTAACCCATTTTGGCTTACCTGCTTTAATAATAAAGACAGGATTAATTCTAGCAATGTCAAGCCTACTATCTGTCACATCACCAGCTGGCAAACCAATAAGTAGCCCATTAGTCAACTCTGATGGCATAGCTGAGCTTAATGTGTATGCTGCGGATCTATAAGAAGTACCTTGCATTGGATATTGTGGGAATACTGTAGCTGTGGCTTCTGTATCTCCTATTAAATAAATATTAATAACTAGTTCTTTACCATCTCTAGGGTATGTATATTTTGTTGCCATTTTTTAATCTCCTACCATTGTTTTAGTTGTGAGAAGACATAGGCAAGGACACTACCTATTAGAACAGATACAAAGTTGCCAACAACTGCTCTAACCTTATCATCACTCATGCCTTCGTTCTTTTGGTAATTTTTAATTGACTCTTCTAAGCTATCCAGACGGTTTATGAATTCAACAGTTTGCTTATCCAAAGAATGGTAGTTCTCCTTTAGCGTGTCTACTTCTCCCCTAATATCCCTAATTGAGTCTTGTAGATCATCTAGGTCACTCTCACTAACTTGAGATGGCCTATATTCTTCTAGCTTTTCTATGACATCATTTAGTTTCTCTACAAGCTTAGTGTCAATTTCTTTATCTTTGTTTTCCACGTGTCACACCGCCAAATTGGATTAAATGCGGCCCAACTGCAAAAAGTGACAATATGGCGAGCACATATAAAAATATTAAATTACCTTTATACACATTATACCACAAAAGCACAGAAATAGTACACAAAGTTGGGAGAAGAAGTACCATTTTAGCTTTCTCCTTTCCTCTTGACTTAACTAAGATACTATTAGTGCATTCTGTCACATAGAAAAGGTACATTTGTATAGTAAAGGCAACAGCTATGTTTATGCCAAGCATCATATCACCACCAGTCGAAGCGCCATTCATGAACTAATATAGACGGTTAGATACTATTCTATGGTATAATGTTAATGAGAAACTATATTCTTATATGGGGGTGATTATGCTGTTAAGATATAGTATACCTCATAAATTGTATAGAGAAACCCTTTTAGATAATAAGGAAAGGAAGTTTAATAAGGGAGATAATAGATTTAATCACAAAGTTAGATGCTCAATATGTGGTAAAGAGCTTGTTTCAAAATATAATGGTAGCTTTATAGTAACTAATGACTTTTACATATCAAGATTTATGGGTAAAGAACTAAAGATATGTGCAAACACCAAGTCTTGTAATCATTACTATAGACTACATAATTCTAATGAGTACATTAACATATACACAAGTAAATTGATTAAATGGAAGGAAAGATAATATGGGTATAAAAGATGCCTATGAAGATGCTAAAAAGCCACAAAGCGAAAATGTTAAGGAATTAGCAACAGCCTTCAATTCACTAGCAGCTAAGCTGATAAAAAAAGGTCTAGAAGATGCTAACGCTGGCAGGCTAGAAATTAGAGACTCAACAGACTTAGTACAACTTATTAAGTCTTTCAAAGACCTTAACAACTTAACAGATGGTATTGGTGACATCCAAGAAAATGGTAGCTTGCCTCAACTTAATGCTGGTCAAGAACACTTGATTGAAGCACGCTTAAAGATCACAGATGTTAAGAAAACTGATAGTGATGGCAACGTTGTGGATACACCAAAGATTAAGTTGGATGACTTAGCAAAAATGTCAAAGGAGGATACAAGCAAACTTATTAAGGAAAGAGAGAAACAAGTTAACAATGATAATGCAAAGGAGATCCTTTAATGGAAGATTTTACCGATGAGGTTCTCACTAGAAAAGTCCCTGGGGTAATTCAAAGTGCCAACTCCTATTCTGGTAGTGACATTGCTAAGATTGCTAAGAACACCTTTGGCGATGTTTCAAGTATTACCCCAGAACAGTTAGCCCTGCTTATGGACTATCTAGTGCCTAGCTCCTACATGCTAAGAAACCATAGAATTAAAAACGGCCAGCAAAAGTTCACCTTTTCTGTGCCTAACTATGGTGACAATATTAGTTCTAAAGCCTTCTCACATAGACCATAAACTATTGCTGTGGTCTTTAAACTCTGTTAAACGGGCATAGGAGAAATAAGGTATGAAAGTACACGAATATCCTGATAAGAAAGGCTAAGTCCTTAAGTAGGATAGAGCTGACCACCGTGGTAAACAAAGTAATAACTTACTTTTAAATCCCTAGAGACTAAAATTCTGGATAGCTATGCAAATGGGTATAGTTAGAACCAGATAGAAAAACCTAAGTATCCCTTAGGAAGTAAAGCAGAGACTCCCATACCAAAAATTGGGAGTAAGATATAGTCCAATCCCCTAATAAATATCGGGAAACCGAGGGTATTAAATAATGGGCAAAAACAAATTGTCAATGACCTTTATCCGAGTGTTGTTACACTTAAGGCCCGGCAATTGGGATTTTCAGAAATAGGTGTAGCATTTATGCTTTGGTGGGTAGATGTGCACTCATATGCTGGTGTTAATAGTTTGTATACGTTTCCAACTATTCGCCAGATGAATGACTTCGTTCGTCAAAGGCTCGATCCAGTTTTGCAGTTGCCTTACTATAGGGCAATTATTGATCCAAATATGAACTCAATTAATGCTAAAAGAATTCGCAACTCTAACATGTCATTCCGTACCAGTAGTAAGCCCGGATCAGTTGAAGGGCTTAACGTAGACATGGTATCCATTGATGAATTTGATAGGGCTAATATACAGGCCATACAGTCTGCTGAAAACTCTATGAGTTCTTCTAAGTTTAAAGTAAGCAGGAAATGGAGCACACCAACAGCTCCAAACGTGGGCATTCACGACCTTTTCGTACACTCCGACCAAATGGAATACATTCACAAGTGTCAACACTGTGGCTATTGGAATCTACTTAATTATGCTGACTATGTTGATGATGGTGATCCTCATAGTGGTGGCAACATAAGGTTGCTTAATCCAGATGGGATTAACCTTGCTGCTCGTGCTGTTATGCCGGGTACCTACCAGTTTGTGTGTGCTAAGTGTGGAAAGCCTTTAGATAGGTGGTATAACGGAACGTGGGCTAACTTGTAACTCACGTTCGTGGTGAAAAGCCACAAAATAAACTCTGTTAAACGGGCATAGGAAAAATAAGGTATGTAAGTACACGAATATCCTGGTAAGAAAGACTAAGTCCTCAAGTAGGATAGAGTTAACCACCGTGGTAAATAAAGTTGTTCCTTGACTTTTAAAGCCCTAACGACTAAAATTATAGATATCTGTACAAATGGGTATAGTTAAAACTATAAGAAAGATTTGCTTAAACGCAAAATAAGATATGAATAAATGTCAATGAAATCACAAGAAGAATTTGATAAAGAAGTTCTAAAGGCTGGCAAAGGAGAATACCAGTTTACAGAACCTTATAAGGGAAATAAAAAGAAAATAAAAGTTTTGCACAAAGTGTGTGGAAGAACTTTTGATATTGTACCGGTAAAGTTCTTGCATGATGGTCAAAGATGCCCTTACTGCTCTGGCAGAAGGATAACGCAGGATATATTTGAAAAAAGAATTGATGCAATTTTTGGAAAGGGTAAATATACTGTTCTTTCAAAGTATATTAGTACAAAAGAAAAAATAAACATCAAATGTAACACCTGTGGAAAGTCTAGATGGGCGAATGCTGCCTCTATCCTTCGTGGAAAGAAGTGCCCTTACTGTTCCAGAAAAGAAAAAGCAGAAAAGGTTATTGAAGGTTATAGAAAGACATATGAAGATAGACTAAAAAAGCTACATGGGTCTGAGTATACTATAGTATCTCCATATAAGGGTGCTAACAATTATATAAAAGTTAGACATAACCCTTGTGGAAGAGAATACTGGGTTAATGCCATGTCACTTCTTGAAGGCGCAGAGTGCAAAGAGTGCATTTATAAACGATACTCTAAAGCATATGTAAAAACAACTGACCAGTATGCAAAGGAAGTAAATAGAGTATCAAATGGTGAGTATGAGCTAGTAGGAAAATATGTAGACACAAAAACATATGTAAAAATTAGACATAAATCCTGTGGAACGGTATATAAGGTATACCCCTACTTATTTCAAAGGGGTAGAAGATGCCCTGTATGTAATACAGTATCGCATGGTGAAATGTTTATAACTAAAATCTTAAATGACTGTGATATAAAGTATGAGCTTCACAAATCTTTTAAAGGCTGTAAAGATGATAAACTGCTATCCTATGACTTTTACTTGCCAAAGTATAATTCTCTAATAGAGTACCAAGGTAAGCAACATTATTTACCTGTACCTCTATTTGGAGGAAAGCCTCAGTTCAAAAAGCAACAGCTCCATGATAAAATAAAAAGAACATATGCAGCTAAAAATGGCTATCACTTAATTGAAATACCCTACACTTGTGAATCTTTAGAAACAATAAAATCATATCTCCTATCAAATTTAAGCAAATTGTAAAGCAGAGAGACTTATGCCAAAAAATAAGTCTAAGATATAGTCTAAGCCGACTGTTAAATCAGTGTTAAAGTATGAGGAAACTCACGGTATACTCTGATCACGTTACCCTTCGCGTACACAGGACACAAATGGTACCCGTGGCTACCATATCTCTCAAATGAACGCCGTATGGATCACAGCAGATGCACTTAAAACGGCGGAGCTTAATGCTAAGTCTAAGCAAGCATTCTATAACTATAACTTAGGTATGCCTTATCAAGACACTAAGTTACAGG